CTTTTAAAATTCATCAGGAAATATGAAAACTCTGGTTTACCAGTAAGCCACTGGTCCTGGATTCCTGTGACAGCGAGGTTTAATCGACCAGCCATTCTTACTCTATGTGAGTAAAATTTTATAAAATAAAACGAAGCAGTACATTAAATGAATCTTCAACTTCGAAAATTCAAGCCTGAAAGTATGGCCGATGATAAAGTATGTGTTTTTATCGGAAAACGTAATACAGGTAAATCAACGTTGGTTACTGATATTCTATATCATAAAAAACATTTACCAGCAGGAATAGTTTTATCAGCAACAGAAGAAGGAAACCATTACTACCAGAAATATGTACCTGATCTTTTCATATACGGTGATTACGATAGGGAAGCTATAGAACGTGTTATGGAAAGACAAAGGAAACTCGTAGGCGCGGGAAAAACAAATTGCGGAGCGTTTCTTCTTTTAGACGATTGTATGTACGATTCTAAATTTATGAAAGATACGTGTATCAGACAATGTTTTATGAACGGGAGACACTGGAAGATATTTTTCATGTTAACCATGCAATATTGTATGGATCTTCCACCAGCACTCAGGGCAAACGTCGATTACGTATTTATTCTTCGCGAAAACATTATACAAAATAGAGAAAAATTATATAAATCGTTCTTTGGTATTTTTCCAACGTTCGAAATGTTCAATAAAGTCATGGATTCGTGTACAGAAAATTACGAGTGTTTAGTTTTAGATAACACGTCAAAGAGTAATAAAATAGAAGACTGTGTTTTTTGGTACAAGGCAACTTTACGTAAAAACTTTAAAGTAGGTGCCCCTCAATATTGGCAAACGCACAAAAAAATGTTTAATCCAAGGCATGGTAATATGAAAGCTGGTGATAGAAACGCAGTTAAAAAAACAACGGCATTAAAAGTCATTAAGAAGAAATGATAAGACTATTTTCTAAACGTATAAGTTCGGCATTAAACATATTTCCATTACCACCCCCCAGTTCTATACCCTTATATCATAAACCAAAAGATATTAGAATTGAAGTATACCCACGGTCTGATGATGAAGAAATGGCCAGGACTCATGGTAGTGAAAACGGGTACAGTATATTAATAGACGTATGCCACGATAAACATACTATTGATATAGATCACGATATGTCTAGTTACGAAGAATTTAATGATTTACCTAGAATTGTCAAGGCGTTAGGGTGTTTATATCCAAACTATACTTTAAAAAAATAATACCAGGATGCGTAAACGTTAAAAACGAAAAACATTTGTATTAGATATATGGCGACAGACATTTCTACCATGAATTTATCCGATACCGGAGAAGGTATGGTTAATTTAAACAATAATCAATCCACAAATTTCATTCCAAATGCGCAACAACCTCCACCTTCGATACAACAAGAAATGCCGAGTTTTTCACCCGAAAAAAATATTGATTTTAAACAAAGTAACATGGACTCTACACCTATTTCTGATATTATGGGTCAACCCGAAGCTCCTCTTGAACCACCAATGATGGCACAAGACCCACGAATGACTCAATCTCAAATGCAATCGCCCATGATGATTGCGCAACAGCCTGTCGGACAAAAGACAGAAGAAAAGGCGACTAAAAACGATAACCCATTTAATTTAACCGATGACCAATTTCAAGCTCTCGTCGTCGCTGTGTGTACTGCGATAGCAATTAGTAAGCCAGTTCAAGAAAAACTTGCAAACTTTGTGCCTCAGTATCTTAACGATCACGGGAATAGAAGTATGGTTGGTTTAGCAGCAACTGGTGCAGTTGCCGGAGTTGCATTTTATATTGTTAGAAAATATGCTTAAACGTTGTTAACGGCATTGTTAAAATGCGAATACATTCTGCTATTTCCTAAAACAATGTAAGATATCATAAATCCTAGTAATAAACCTGCTCCACGAACTCCAATAACAGTTCCTGTACTTCGTGTAGTTTTACCATAATTTTTGAACGATTTTTTAACTTCTCCAGAAACGGCGGAAAGAGCCGCAGAGAAACCCCACGCAACACCCGTCGATAAAAGCATGAATGGAACGTCCAAAGCCATGCGTCCCCATAATTCACCACCTCTTGGTATGTATCCAAGAATATTAGGTATTAAGAACGTTAATAGGAAAATTATAGCCCATGGGTTTTCGACGTAAAGTGGGAGTGCTGATAAGGAAAGGACACCATTCCAAAGTATAACCAAATATACAAAATCTTTTGTGGATGCTTCTGACATTTTATATTAATTTAAGCATAGATTATTTATCTTGGACGTGTTTACCACAAAATTCAGTTCTTTTTGGTATCTCCTGATATATTCCTAACTTAACGCAAATATCCCTGAGTTCCTTAAAATTACTCCAGAATTCTTTACTGTGTGTATATTCATCCACTGTAGAGTGTGCGAGTTCATGTAAAAGAACGTGAAAAATCTCATTTGAATCACCATCTATACATAACCCTATTTCGTTACCCTTGTTTGAATTGTATCCTACGGCACCCCGTAAACGTATGTGTGCTGTTATTGGTATTTCGTCGTGTAAAACAGTAAACTTTTCGTTATCGGTTTTCTTAAGGTGTTCCCTGAGAATTTGATATTTTTCGCGAACCTCGATTAATTCCTTAGGTTCTTTCGTATTGATGAATATGAGTATATTTATGATAAGGAGGAATAAAGCGACTATCATCTTATCATAAAGTGAGATAAAATATTAGAGGAATATATATGAGTAGTAATAACAATAACTCCAATTCTACCAATCGCCGAGTCAGGCGAAGAATTAATGATACTGTTCCTTTTAACCTTACCAGTATTAATAAAAATGCTAAGTGGATTGTTAAATCTGGTTATAGGAGTTCAGGGATTTTGCGTACCTACTATACTAATTTACCAAGAGAAATTGGTTTATTTACACGACTCGAATCATTATATATACAAAAGCATAAATTTACCTGGCTACCAAAAGAGATCGGTAACCTTAAAAACCTTAAGGAACTTAATTTGCCGTTGGGTAATTTACAATCGTTACCACCACAAATCGGTAACCTTAAAAATCTCGAAGAACTTAAATTAGAGAATAATAAGCTACGTACTTTACCAAAAGAGATCGGTCTTTGTAAAAACCTTAAGAAAATTAATTTGAACGGTAATATGATGGTATCGTTACCAAAAGAGATCGGTAACCTTAAAAAACTCGAAAAACTTAGTTTTGACGATAATGTATTAACATCATTACCAAAAGAGATCGGTCTTTGTAAAAACCTTAAAGTACTTGATTTTAATTATAATAAAATAACCTCGATACCAAAAGATATCGGTCTTCTTAAAAATCTTGAAGAACTTGATTTTGGCGGTAATGAATTAACATCGATACCAAAAGAGATTGGTCTTTGTAAAAACCTTAAAGAACTTAATCTTGGCGGTAATAAATTAACATCGTTACCAAAAGAGATCGAAGACCTTCCCAAACTCTCAAAGCTTAATTTGATGGGGAACCCAGGACTTAAAGGTATATCGTCAGAACTTAAAAAGAATGGATTAAATATTTGGAGAAACGTTAATACTAAATTTATAAATTATAAATATTATACGAACCAATTGTCCACTGTAACTGTTAAACGAAAAAATTTACCTCGTTTACCACCAAAAATCCGCGAAAATATCGCGCGAAAAGTTAATACAAAACCCAACACAAAAACCGAAGCTAACAAAATGAATGTAGCAAGGTCGAGTTTAAAAGCTTATAACAATAAACAGAAAGTATTAACTCGTCGCGCGAAGAACTTGATAAAAAAACGACAAACACAAAGGGCCAAGGTCCAAAAAGCAAAGAATATCGCGATTAAAGAAGCCAAAAACCTTAATAAAATTAATAATAATTTTTTTATGACTGTATCTAAAGTTCATAACACTGAACGAGCAAAATTAAAGAACAAAATGAAAAGCTTTAATGTTAAAAGTAATAATAATTAATCATTTCTTATACACAAACCTAAATTTACTATACAAATCCGAAACCGGGTTCCCTTTAAGATCTTCCCACAATGTTAAAGTAAACCCCAAATCTTCCATGCGCGTAAACAACATGTCCTTGTGCGCTATAGGTTCGACCTTAGGTCCGTCGGCGTAATACGGCGTATCGGCTAAGTGGACGTATAACTTTTCACCGAACCTACCCGAACTCGTATGTTTCATTAAAAAGTAGTTTCCTAACTCGTCTTTTACTGGTGTTTTCATGATAATCTTATCGGAATTCGGTATGATTCCTATGAATTGGCCCCCGGGTTTCATTCTATTCTTAATTGCTAATAAAGTTGTCTCGAATAACGTGTTCGTTTCAAATATATAGTGTAACGAAAAGTTATAACA